GCTCCGGAAGCTGATGGCTGACCGGAACATCCAGGCTGTGGCCCGTGGCGCTGGTGTCCATCCCAATGCGCTGTACCGCCTGATGGCTGGCTCGACCAGCCCAAAGTACGAGACGGTGCAGCGCGTGATGGCCTACCTGATGCGCCAGGAGGCCACACACAATGGCTGACCTGTCCAAAGTCCTCGGCGGCCCCTGGTCGCCACCGCCAGAAAAACGCATCGCTCCACCAGAGGAGCAACTGATCGACGCCATCCGGGCGGCCGGGCTGGAACCACCAGACCAGGTGATCATGGACGGCAAGATTCACCGCTTCAAGTCCGGTACCAAGGGCAGCGGCAACAAGGGCGGCGACAAGCCAGGCTGGTATCTGATCTTCGGGGACGGCGTTCCGGCCGGGCGCTTTGGTTGCTGGCGCATGGGGGTTGAGTCGCCTTGGCGCGCAGACGTCGGCAGGCAGTTCTCACCGGCCGAGGAAATGGCCCACGTGCGGCGCATGGCAGAGGCCAAGGCGATGCGAGATGCCGAGTTGGAGCGCCAGCACGAGGTGGCCTCAGCAACGGTCGAGGCAATCTGGAACTCGGCCCAGGCCGCGCACCCAGACCACCCTTACCTCACCCGCAAGGGCATCGGTGTGCATGGAGCTCGGGTCACCGGAGACGGTCGGCTGGTGGTGCCGCTTTACGACCAGGACGGGACGCTTTCCAGCCTGCAATACATCGCCCACGATGGTGGCAAGCTCTACCACCCTGGTGGGGCAACAGGGGGAAAGTTCTGGATGGTCGGAACAATGGATGAACCCGGCACCCTCTACGTCGCGGAGGGCTTCGCCACCGCAGCCACCATCCACGAGACCACCGGCAGGCCGTGCGTGGTAGCCTTCTCAGCCTCAAACCTTGTGCCCGTCACCGGCACGCTTCGGGAAGTTCATGGGGCAACACAGGACATCGTCATCGTCGCAGACCACGACCAATCTGGGGTTGGCCAGCGGTATGCGGAGCAGGCCAGCGCCAAGTTCGGCGCTCGGATGGTGATGCCTCCGGTCTTGGGCGACGCCAACGACTACGCGCAGGCCGGGCACGATCTGGCCAGCCTTTTGATGCCACCAGCCGACGACTGGCTCATTCCCGCCGACGACTTCTCAGCCCAGCCAGCGCCTATTTCATGGCTGGTCAAACGCTGGTTGCAGGCCAATGCCCTGATCATGGTGCACGGGCCTTCCGGTGGTGGCAAAACCTTTGTGGTGCTCGACTGGTGCCTGCGCATTGCCTCCGGCATGACAGAGTGGTGCGAGCAGAAGGTCAAGCCTGGGAATGTGGTCTACCTGGCCGGTGAAGGCCACCACGGTCTGCGTGGCCGGATTGCAGCGTGGAAGCACCACAACAAGGCCGGGAAGCTCAACATGTGGCTGTCCAAGGACGGATGCGATCTGAACACCCCGACCGGATACCTCAAGGTGGTCGAGCAGGTTAGGCAACTTCCAGAGACACCGGCCATCATCGTGGTCGACACCCTGCACCGCTTTTTGGCAGGCGACGAGAACAGCGCCCAGGACGCCAAGACCATGCTCGACGCCTGCAACTCCCTGATGGGCGAGTTCCACTGCAGCGTGATCCTGGTGCACCACACCGGCGTCTCCGAAGAAGCCCAGCACCGCGCCCGAGGCTCATCAGCCTGGCGTGGCGCGCTGGACATCGAGATCAGTATCGTGCCAGGCAAGGACGGTGTGCCCATGCAGATCGTCCAGCGCAAGTCCAAGGACGCCGAACTGGCCCAGACCGTCCACGTCGAGCTGCAGCAGGTCACCATCCCAGGCTGGTACGACGAGGACAACCAGCCGGTCACATCGGCCGTCATCGTCCAGGCGCAGCCGCCAGCCAGCCCCAGGAAGGACAGCAAGATCGACAGCCATCGCAAGACTTTCGAGAACGCCTGGTGGTCGTCAGGAGCCGAGGAGCGTAATGGTTTACCCTACCTAAGCAGGTCGGCGATGGTGGACTATCTGGTCCAGAAAATGGACGTCAGCGAGGCCTCGGCCAAGGTCTACATCAAGCCCAGCGCCAACGGAAAACCCATTGCAGACCTGCTGGTGGCCGAGATCGTCGAGGCCTTTGAGCACGGCTGGGTGGTGATCGATGAGGCCCAGGCCAGTGCCATGCTGATCAGGAAGTCGGCGATCTGAACATGACTTATCCACAGACTTATACACAGGCATGGCAATGGAACAAGGTAACAGAACGGAAAAAAACGGAATTCCGTTCCCTGGGCAAAGCAGGGTTGGAAGGGAACTGGAACTACCCCCTTTCTATAGAAGGGGTAGTTCCCATGTTCCGTTCCCCATGCAGGGCATTTTCGTGCCGATTGACTTATCCACATAAACCCTTTAGAGTTTAGACGCAAAGGGTTTACAAGGAGATCGAAATGGGCAAGATGTACGCAGGAAACCTTCCAACTGAAGACGATGGATGGAATCAGATCGGGAAATGCTGGGACAGCGATGAAGTCGAGTGGCTGGTGTTTAGTCGTCCACAAGATCACACGCCAGACTGGATGACCTACAAGATCGTGGCCAACGGGCGAGCACGCAACAAGGCCAACTACTGGCTGGTGAAAAACATCGAGACAGGCCAGATTGGATTCGCAAGAGACTACGTACACATGCGAGACAACAGGCCAGAACTGCATGCGCAGGTCGAGGACATCTTCAAGAAAGTGAGTAAGGACTAACATGACAGAACCAACCAACGTCAACGAAATGCTCGCAGGCCGAGAGGCCAGATATGGCAGCTTTGAAGGCCATGCCAAAATTGCACAGGGCTTGAAGGCCGTGATGCAAGAACGATCAGGATGGGACGCGCTTGCCCCAGACCAGAAAGAGGCCCTTGAGATGATCCAGCACAAGGTCGCGCGCATCCTCAACGGCGATCCGTCCTACGCCGACAACTGGATCGACATCGCTGGCTACGCCACCCTGGTGGCGAACCGCCTGGAAAAAGAGGACAATGCAGCATGACCACGATTTCACACAAAACCAACTTGATCGGCACGCTGCTGATCGGTGTGGTGATCGGAATGAACGGCTGGTGGCTGGCTGCCGCAGCCTTGGCACTGGCGATTGCCTGGAGGGGCGAATGAGCAAAAAGAACAACCCGGCCGACAAGGTCGAGCAGTGGCCCATCGAAAAGCTGGTGCCCTACGCCAAGAACTCACGCACGCACTCCGATGACCAGATCGCACAACTGGCGGCCAGCATCAAGGAGTGGGGCTTCACCTCGGCCATCCTGGTGGACGAGGACGGCGGCATCATTGCCGGTCATGGTCGCGTGATGGCCGCGCGCAAGCTGGGGCTGGCATCATTGCCGGTCATGGTCGCGGCAGGCTGGACCGATGCCCAGAAGCGTGCCTACGTGATCGCGGACAACAAGCTGGCGCTGAACGCTGGATGGGACAACGAACTGCTGGCGCTGGAGTTGGGCGAACTTGGCGACGCTGGCTTTGACCTGGAACTGACCGGCTTCACAGACGAGGAAATTAAGGCGCTGATGCCGGTGCAGTTGGAGGAAGGACTGACTGACGAAGACGCGACACCTGCTGCCCCGGAAACTCCAGTGACAGTGCTTGGTGATGTGTGGCTGTTGGGCAAGCATCGAATCATGTGCGGCGATAGCACCAGCGCCGATAACGTGAAAACGCTGCTGGGGGGGGGCGTGCCGCATCTCATGGTCACTGATCCTCCGTATGGCGTCGAATACGACCCGACGCGAACGTCATCAAACGCGAAGAAGTCTGGGAAAGTCCTGAACGACGACCGCGCCGACTGGCGCGAAGCTTGGGCACTATTCCCCGGCGAAGTGGCCTATGTGTGGCATGCGTCGATGTTTACCAGGGAAGTCCTCGAGTCTCTTGAGGTGTGCGGATTTGAGCGCCGAGCGATGATCGTATGGGCAAAGGATCGTTTCACGCTCGGGCGAGGTCATTACCATTGGCGCCATGAGCCGGCTTGGTATGTGGTCAAAAAAGGCGGGACCGGGCATTGGTGTGGCGACCGGAAGCAGGACACGGTCTGGAACATCAAAGCACGGGAAGATGGCGGCCATGGACATGGCACGCAAAAGCCCATCGAATGTATGCGTCGCCCTATCGAAAACAACAGCGCCCCCGGTGATTCCGTGTATGAGCCGTTCAGCGGCAGCGGAACCACCATCATCGCCGCCGAACAAACCGGGCGGATCTGCTACGCCATGGAGCTGTCGCCTGCCTACGTCGACGTCGCCATCCGACGCTGGCAGCAATTCACCGGCAAGCAGGCAATTCACGCAGAAACTGGGAAACCTTTCGCGGAGGTTATGAATGGCGACGAAACAGAAAACTGAAAAATCGGTCGTAAAAAAGGCCGGACCGAACGGCGGCGCTCGGCCTGGGGCTGGCCGACCAGCCTTCGAGCCGACCGACCACGAGCGCAAGCAGGTCGAGGCCATGTCCGGCTACGGCCTGCCGATCGAGCAGATCGCTGTCCTGGTGCGCGA